CTGATAATCTTTGTAAATATTAAGTCTAAGCCACTCATCGAATATTACATCTTTGTCAGGATTGAACTTTTCTAAAATTACCTTTATCATTTTTTTGCTATATCCTATTGCGTGTGTCATCCACCCATCGGTTAACCTAACAAGATTATCGCTATGCAAATAGTGTTCTGATTGTAGATTACTTCCAAAGCTTAGAATATCCAAATCGTTAGGAAGTTGACTAATTGCTTTCTCTATCTGTTTGTCAACAAAAAAAGCACAATCATCTTCTAACACTAACAGATTATCGGTTTCTTGATACTTTTCTAACAAAGCATATACCGACTGATTAAACCCTTTTAAACCCTCAAAGAACTTTACTCTTTTAATTCGCTGATAATCTAATTCTTGATTTATATGTGTAACCCTTTTTGGTTCACCTAATGTCAATACTACAATTTCATCGAAAAAAGAAAATGTGGGAGGATTTACGCCCTCCCTATTTTTTATGACGCTAAAGCCGTCCATGAACCAGTGATAAAAGCACCTGGCAAATAAGTTGCCAAACCTACTCTTTCCTCTACTCTGATAGTTACCAAGTTCTTTTGGAAGTTGTCAGAATCTTCTCTTGAAATATCTACTTGCACGGCATTTCTAACCAAGAATTCAGCTTGTGAGAAATCACCTACCAAGAAAGCGTTAGTTGCCATTGCGGTCGTTGGATACAATGGAACACCACACAATCTCAAAGTATTGTCAGAGAAAGTCACGGCTGCGTAAGGACTTGTATATTCCTTAGTAGTTGTCTTAATCTGCAATAGTTCGTAGTAAGCATAAGGGTTAACTGCTATTCCTGTTGGAGAGTAGTTAGCTTGTGCCAATTGTGAAATAGCATTCACCAAGTAAGAGAATCTATCTGCACTTGAAGAGTTTGCAGTACCAGTAGGTGCATAAGCCGTAGCTTGTGTAATCAAACCGTTCAAAGTGTTAGAAGTACCAGCACCATTCAATATTTGGTCATCCTCTTTGTCCAACAATTGCTCTACCATTCTTCCAGACGTAAAAGCTAACAATCTTGGAATGTCCTGCAAGATTTGCTCCGAGTGTCTTTGGAAGTGTGCTATTACAATCGGGGCTTGAGTTACATAAGTAATATCGGCATCCGTTTGTGACTTTGCAGAACCTTCTGTTTGAATACCTACCGAGCCTTCACCATTGGCATAACGTGGGAACGAATAATTCGCATCTGTCATAGGAACAGAAGGAATCAAAGAACGGATATGCACTTTACGATTTGGAGTAGCAACCAAATTTTGTGAGAATTGAGTTGACATTGTACCAGTAACGTTTGAACTTGTTACAGTTCCAACCGCCTTAGCAAAGATATGATTCTGTCCTTCGTTAATATCAAAAGATATACTTCTTGACTTTCTGTTTCTTATTCTGCTAACCTCGTCCATCTCTCTTTCAACTTGCTCTGTCAAATCTTCGTGGAATGACTTTGCTCTTTGGTCAAAAGCTTGGTTTGTTCTTTTAGCTGCAAGTTCAATAGCGTCAAGTTGCTTAGCTATACCTTCTACAGTAGGCTTCAACTCTTCGTATTTGTCGATGGCGTTTTTGATTTCAGTCTTTAGACCTTCCTCAATACCTTTTACGGATTCTTTAGCTTGTCCGTTTGCTTTTTCAAGTCTTGCGTCAATGTCTGATAGCAAAGACTGTTTGATTTTTTCTATCTCTTCCATTATTTTAATGATTTTTGAATGTCCTGTAAAAAATTAATTATAGTCTCATCTGTCGAAATGTCAACTATTTGCGGTTCAGGTGCTATTGCGGTCTGAGTGCTTTTTAATGTCTCTATCTCTTCAAGAATAAATTCTTCCGTGTATTTTAACTGTAGTTCCAACAATGGGAACATCTCGTCTGTAAACGTTCCTTTCTTTATAGCCTTTGTAAGCCTTTGTAATGTCTCAAATGCCTTCGTTATGCTATTATCGAACATTTCTTTATACAATGATTTTAATTCGATTGTAGGAGTCTCTGGATTAGCACCCCAAACAACTGTACTGCCTTCGTAAAGTTTAGCTTCGTAGATAGTTGTAAACTCTGTTCCGTCTTCTAACTGCTTTGTTTCCCACTTTCCCTTTGGCACGCTAAACATCACACTATGTTGGCTTACTAATTCTGCCTCATAAAGTTTTACTATGTCGTTGCCGTGATTAGTGTCTACTATTGTAGAAGTCATTTTTAGACCTACGTTGTCCTCTTCAAAGTCTGGCTTAGATAAAACAAATTCAGGTGAAGGTCGGTGGTTGGAAAGGTGAAATAGTTCGTTTGTGCCACTTTTGCCTCTCGCGTGGATAGAACGCTTGTAAGCACCTCGTGGTTTATTATAGCATAATCTTGCATTAGCAAGTAAATAAGACCCCTGCCTTGCACTGCACTTCATTATTGAAGCGATGCTTTTATGTGTAACTACTTCTAAGTCACTAACCTTGTGTTCCAAATTGCAAATATATTTAGTCTTATTGCAAATATAAGACATATTGAAGTTCTTCAACTATCTTTTCTTTGTGGTCACCATCTATACCAAAGAACACTTGATTAGAGTTTATACGGTCAGAAATACCAAAGTAACATTGTGACTTTAAATTACGATAATTTTGCTTTACTCCATTTATTTCTAAGGGTACGGAATTATTAACAAAACCTTTACACTTCATAAAATCTACAACACCACCACCGACACCGTCTTCATCGACCAAGATATTACTTAAAGGTATTTGATATTGAACTCTCAATAATTCTAACGTTTCTTTTACCTCGTCTAAGCCACTTTTATCTATTGTGACGACCTTAAACAACCTAAACCCACTCCAAACGCCTATTACTGTTTTATCACGCCCAAAACGGGCTATATCGGCTACTATATACTTTATTCCTGTTTCTACAAAAGTATTAGTGAATGAGTTTAGAATATTTTCGTAAGGTATTAGTATTGAGGCATCATTGCTATATTCCCAATTACCAAACAATAGCCTTTGCTTTGAGTTTTCATCTAATGTAATTAGGTTGTTCCTATAATGCTCTGAAATATTCGGGTTATCAGTCAATAAAGACTGAATAAACTTCTTGTTGTCTGGTAAAGTACCTTGCTTGCTCGGATTATAGAACTCCGTGTAAGTCCAATTCTTTGCTGGATTGCAAGTCATAAGAACTTTTGGAATCAAACCGTTACTATCTAAGTTATAACGTATCCTTGATTTAACTATGTTCTTAGCCTTTTCTACTACTTGGTTACATTCATCGATAAATACGTCTGTAATCTCCAAAGAACCCAACTCATCAAAGTTTGGGTCGCTTGGGTAAAGGAATAAATCTTTTAGTAATATCTGGCTACCATTAGGAAAGTAAATTATATTTGATTGTTGATTATACTTATAGTGTGTTCCTGCTTTTAGTCCTTGTTCTTTTGCGACAAAGAAGAAAGACTGCAAAGTAGTTTCTTTTAAGGTTTTTAACGATGCACGACCTATTAATCCTTTTGTGTCAGGATACTTTAATCTTTGCTTTATTTGCCAATAACACCCTAATATAGACTTACCCCCTCCTGCACCTCCACCGAAAAGAAGTTCATTGGTTTTATTATCTTCTAAATAATCTAATGCCGTTGTTTGCTTTTTACTTAGCTTCACTATCGTATGTTTTTTCCTCTTTCCATACTATCGCAACTTCACCAGTCAAATTAGTATCTGTCTGTATCTTGTCACCAAATCTTTTTGGTGATAGTTTTGATAAGTACCAACGTCTTGCATCAAACCTTAATCTTGACCTTTGAATATGTTCGTGGTTTACTTTGTCAACAAATACACCCTCTGATACCTCTACTTCTTCAATGTCTTTAGACGAATCGTCTGCAATATCAAGTACTTGGTCAAATAAAAGTTCGGCACGACCTTCGCAGGCGTACACGTATTGCTTACATAATTCTTCATTATTGGCTAACCACTCAATCCAAACACGATAAGAAGGTAATATATTTCTATCTGCGTTATCAAGTATTTGCCTAACGCTTTCACCCGATATAATACGGTCTAATATAATACCAATTGCCGTTTCTTTTAATTCTCCTTCCCATTTAGTGGGTCTTCCTACTTTATTTTCCATTAGTCAACTCGATTTTGTTTTACTACTAAATTATTAGGATATTTTTTAATTCTATTACCAAAGAAAAAGAAATAAGGGTTAATCCAAAATATTTCATTTATTACTGTTGGTTGAATAAAGTTATATGATTGTAATTCTTTGACTGATTTTTTATAAGTATTGTATGCTACTGTTGTTTCGTCTAAATATCTTTGCTTATTTAGCCAAAAGAAGTCTTTGTTTTCGTCTAACTCTTGCTCAATCCATTGTAGTATATTACTCTACAAATTAATGAATTGTATTTTTTATCAAAATTCAGCTATAATAAACTATAAATCAATAACTTAACTACTGTCATTTTTTAACACTCAACTATTAAAATTTGACACTTATTTGTATAAGTAATTATTTATTGATAAATTTGTTAAAATTTGATAGTTTTGAATAAGTATAAGAGACCAAAATTCGCA